AGAGTGCTACGGAGACACAGCAATTACAGGGTTCTCACGTTACAATAAGGGAAGTATCACGTATGACAGACTATGGCGAAGACGACTGAAAAATATCAGATATGCAACGGGTGCGGGAAACATCGGTACATTACGAACCGAACCAAGTGTCTGTGCGACGACTGTAACTATAAAAGGCTTCACAACGGGAAGTCACGATTTGAGGTGCGTGCTGAAAGAAGTAAGGCAAAGAAACCTAAACTCCGACCAGCAACGGGTGAATTGGCTCTCTTTAAGGAAATATGGGCGGAGCGTCCTCACATTTGTACGCATTGTGGGAAGCGTCTCTTAGAACCGCTTAAACCGATTTATTTTAGCCACATCAAATCGAAGGGTGCTTATCCCGAGTTAAGGCTGGTAAAAAGTAACATCGAACTGACTTGCGAAGATTGTCATCAAAAGTACGAATTTGGTGCGAGAAGTTCAGTTTGTAAAGACGAGTAATAATTATTAAATTTGTAACCGAAATGGATGAAAGAATAGTAGGTGTTCTCGTGAGGCTTTGCTTGCTGTTTGGTGCGAAGCGGTTGGCTGACCTCCTAACAGTATCAGAAGAAAATTCGGAGACCGAGGAAAAGTTTCTTGAGGCTTTCACGAAGTTCATTGAGAAACTTGAAAAGAAGTTCAATTCGAAAGTCTTTCAGTTTCACGATAGAACCAACCAAGTTCTTATCAAGTTCTATGTCATTCAATGCCGAGGTGATATGACGGTTGAGGGCGAGCCTACAATCGTGTTGAACGATTTCCCGTTGGGGTTAAAGGGTGAGAAGAACCCTGTCGTCAATTTGACGCTGGTGTACGATGACATCGAAACAAGAGACCGAGATTTAGAAGACTTAAAGTTTATGATTTCTTAAAATAAAGACGATTATGACTGGATATATTTATATGGTGACTTGCTCTGAGACTAATAAAGTTTATATTGGTCAGGTTACTCATGAATATCATCGAAGATTTAATCGGCATATCCGGACGGCATTTAAAACAAAGAAACGAATAAAGGACTGTAAGTTTTATCGAGCAATTCGAAAATACGGTAAAGATTCTTTTTCTGTTGAATGCCTTGAAAAGAAACCATTTCAAAATTTAGTTGAATGCGTGAAATGGTTGGATGAAAGAGAAAAATATTGGATTTCTTTTTACGATTCCTATAAGAATGGTTATAATTCAACTTCGGGTGGTCGAAGTGGGTATGAGTTTACTGAAGAAATTCTGTATAAAATGGGCTCAGGAAATAGAGGCAAGAAACAATCTGAGGAAGAAATAGAAAAGCGTATTTCCCCATTAAGAGGAAGAAAACAGTCCACAATAGAAATAGAAAATAGAGCAGAAAAACTTCGGGGAAAGAAGAGAACTCTTGAACAGAGGAAACATATTTCTGATTCTCTCAAAGGTAGGACTGGAGTTGGAAGGAAAGCAGTTTACCAATATTTAGATGGAAAGTTGCTGAAAACTTTTGATAGTTTAACTCAGGCTGCTTTAGAAACTTCTATTGGAATTGGTAGAATAAATCGCTGTTGTTTGGGGAAGATTATAAGTGTTGATGGATTTGAATTTAGTTACAAATTAAAATAGATTTTGATATGAAAACGACTGCAAATTTTATGGTAGTTGCGGATACCGAAACAGGAGGGTTGCCTTGTAAGGCTTCTAAAGGGAAGCCAGAAAAGAAGGCTTTTTTCGATGTTCCATTGTGTGAGGTTGCGCTGGTTGCTATTGATTTAGTCAACTTGAAAATAGTTGATGAATATAGCGAAATAATTTCACCTTATAAAGATGGGTTAGAATACAGCCCAGAAGCCGAAAGAGTTCATGGTTTATCATTGAAGCATCTTACTGAAAATGGGGAAAGTGTCAAAAATGTTTATCAGTCCGTGAAATCATTTTTGACGAAGTATAAAAATCCCCGTGTGGGCACAATTTTGTGTGGACACAATTTTCAATTATTCGATATTCCGTTTTTCGAAGGACTCTTTGAGTTTCAGCAAGATAATTTATGGGAATATGTTAAATTTGTTGAAGATACAATGAAATTGGGGTGGTATCGGGCAGTAGAGCAAGAAAATTATAAACTCGGTACGTGCTGCCGACTGGAGGGTGTTGAGTTGGTAGATGCCCACCGTGCGCTGGTAGATACCCGAGCAAACGCTCAACTCATGTTGAAGTACATTGAGCACATGAGAGGCACAGGGGGTTCTTCACCTGTGGCAGCAGTTTCATCTACAAGAAAAGAGTCAAGATTTAGAGAAAGGTTCCAATTGGTATGATACATTTTAATGAAGATTTAAAGTTGTCGTACAAACAGTTGGACACGGTGTTCTCTACTGCGTTCAACGTGCTTGAGTCGTTACCACCTGTGGCTATCAATCAATTGGTTGGTGGCTATGGTGGTGACGTCGATGCACTGTTATCGGAAATCTTCATTCAGACGAATAATGTTCTTTCCCTAAATACCACGCTTGAAACTGAACGGCTCAACTACATTGACCAATTGGAAGAGTCAATGGATGAGACGCTGAAAGTTCAGTCGTACAACTATTTCAAGACAACTATGCTTCCTAATTTCCGTCAGGGTTGGAGAAATCTTGAATGGGGAAACATGGTGCAACTTTATCCGAACAGCGCATATCTTGCTGCTCGTTCTCACGGTAAATGCTTTGCGAGAGGCACACGGGTGCTGATGGCTGACTTTTCCGTGAAGAATATAGAGGACATTTATCCCGGAATGGAAGTAATGGGATTAGACTTCACTCCCCGAAAGGTTCTGACACGACATATCGGTCGTGCTCAGATGTTCAGGGTTGAGCAGGAGAATGGTATGCCGTATGCCGTGAACCGAGCGCACACGATGTGCCTCTTTGACACGAAGCGGAAGAAGTATGTCGAAATAGAAATGGGACAATTCCTGAAATATCCCGTTAAGAAGCAAAGACGGTTCCAAGGATACAGGGTGTTCTCTTACGACAAGCCTGTATTTGAGCGTGGGAATATAACGGTTGAACCTATCGGGGAAGAGTCTTATTACGGGTTTATGTGCGATGGCGACCATCTGTTTCAGTTGGAGGATGGTACAGTCGTTCACAATTCCTACGAGTTCTGTATGGCGTTTCCGCTGTGGAGATTATACAGTTACCGACGTCCGACGTTTATGCGACCTGATATTCCTGACAATAAAAACCGCCAGGAAACCTGTATTATTACGAATACGGAAAAACTGGGTAAACAGCACATCGACAAGGTGGTCGAGGAAATCCGTGTGAATGAGGCTTTGGCAGCAAAACTGAACCCTACTGGAAAGGCTTCACTGGCAGCGACAAGTATTGAATGCGAGAACGGAACGAAACTTCACCTCCGTGGAAAGGACGGGTTTATTCGTGGTCTTCATGTGGGGGCAGCGGTCAGTGATGACTTACCAGACGAGAGTAGTATCTATTCACTGGAACAGCGTGAGAAATTGAGAGACCTGTTTAAAGGTGCTATCACTCCTATCGTTGAGCCATATGGGTATAACATCGTTGATGGTACACCGTATCAGCAAGAGGACTTGTATGCCGAATTAAAGAAAGACCCAAAGTTCCGTGTCTTTGAGTACCCAGCCATATTCCCGGACGGTCGCCTGTTGGCTCCTGACCGTTTTACGTGGGCGAAACTTATGGAGGAAAAAGCGTCTCTGGGGACGCTCGTATTCTCTCGTGAGTATTTGGTCGTACCTATTTCCGACGATAGTACAATCTTCCCTTGGGAGATATTAAAGAGGAGTACAATCGGGATGGAAAACATCAGGCTCGTAGATAACATAGAGTCGTTCCCTATCAAGTTACAGAGGGTGGTCATGGGTTGTGACTTCGCTGTCTCAGGAAATGTGGGAGCCGACTTCACCTGTTATACAGTCTGGGGAAAGGATGTTCAGGGGAATTATTATCTCCTCTATATATTCCGGGAAAAGGGGTTGTCTCACAATGAACAGATACAGAAGATTGACCTCCTGAACAGGGTGTTCAAGCCAAACGAGATAGTCGTAGAAAACAACGGCTTTCAAAGTATATTGGCGGATATGTGCGTTCAGATGGGTATTAAGAATATTACACCGTTCACGACGACCTCCGGGAATAAGAAAGACCTGAGAACAGGGTGGGCATCACTTGCAGCGTTATTTGAGAGAGGTGTAATCAAGTGTCCGTATCATCCTGACACGGCTGCTAAGATTGACCAGATGTTTGGGGAGTTCAACTCGGTTGCGTTCCGCAGCGATAAAGGGACTCTTGAGAGTATCAGTGGGCACGATGATACCGTGTCTTCCTCTTTCATGGCGATTAACAAGTTACGAGAGAGCACTGTAATGATAAAAATTGATGCAGTTTAAATAATTTAGTATGGGTAAAAAAGTTGATGCTATTCTATCACCTAACTTTGTAGAGGAAATGTTGAGGTTGGCTTTTGCGAATAAACAGTTTGCGGAGTTGGTGGTAGATAATCTTGATTTAAGTAACTTCCCCCGAGAATTGGGAGGGTGCAAAGCGATGCTGAAAGTGTTGGCAGATACGATGAAGAAAACAGGTAATCTGGCGACATTCGGTATGGTGGAAATGACCTTCCCTAACAACGAGGAAGTTTCAAAGAAGATTGCTGAGGTCAAGGGAATTAAACTTCCAGAGGTAGAACCCATGACACGGCAATTGGAAACCTTTATTAGACGCCAGACGTTTGTTGCTACTCAGCACGAAGTGTCGGATATGTATAATGAAGGAAAGCCAGAGGAAGCGATGCTTCTTCTTGAGAAAAGAATGGCGGAAATAAACGCTTTCTCCTTGGACAAGTTCCGAGGAAAATTTGTACGGGTGTACAGGGATTTCTATCGTAACATAGGAACGGCACAAATGAAAGCCGAGGATGAAACACGTCGGGCAAAGATACCGACAGGAATATCAACGATTGACGAAATTACTGATGGGGGAATTCCTCGTCAGGATACTGTTCTTCTAATCATGCGTTCTGGTGTTGGTAAATCCACGGCTCTTAAATACTTCTCTTGGTACAATACATCAATCGCCCATAATCATTGTCTTCACTTTCAGTTAGAGGGTGGTCGTGATGAGGCGGTTGTTAAGTTTGACCAAATGTTGGCGAACACTACCTATGCGAAAATCATGAGGGGTGATGTCAGCGATGAGACCCGACAACGTATCTCAGCACTCATCAAGAGGGCACAAACAGTGAACAGTGATATTGACGTGTACGCTTCTGAAGAGATGATGGACATGACGATAGCCGACTTGGTGGCTGCGATAGAGGACTATAAGAAAGAGTATGGGTATTATCCTGACTTGGTTACAGTCGACTCTATTGACCTGTTATTGACAGGGGAAAACAAGAAGATTGACTTCGACCCGAACTTCATCAAATACAGGTTACAGAAGTGTGCCCAGCGATTAAAGGATATCGCGAAGAAATACGACTGTGCCGTAATTACAGCGACCCAGACGGGAGACGTTCCTATTGAAGTATGGAACGACCCGACACGGGTAATCACTCGCCAGAATACAGAGGGTGACCGCACACTTATCAAGCCATTCTCGTTCGTGTTTACAGGTAACATTACAATTGAAGAGGGCAAACAGAACATGGCTCGTATCTATTGTGATAAGTTACGAAACTACCGAAACAATGGTATCATCATTCGAATTCCTACTAATTACGAGAACGGCTTCTTCTACGATATATCACGTTCAACAATCGTTGAGCAGGTGTTGGATATGTCGGCTCTTGACAGGCTTGAGAGCCGTCGCAGCCGTAAAGGTAACGGAGAAGCAGCCGTTGGGGAGAAGAAGGAGCGAGTAGAGATAGCACCAGGAGTGTACGGAACAAAGGTAGTTGGCGAGGGTGAAACGGCTGCACAGGAGCCACAAGAGACGTTGAATAAGCGACAGACTAAACAGTCGCTCAAGGAATATTTAGCAAACAAGGGTGTACAGGAAACCCCGAAGACAACGAGGAAGCCTGTACCTCGCAAGAAATAATTTTGTTATGCGGTACGATAAGGAACAGATAATCGCTGATTTCAATCTCACGCCATTTGGTTCACAGGGGTGGCTCACGAATAAGGATATGGACTGTCCTTTCTGCGGGAAAGCAGGGAAGTGGGGTATCATCTTCAACATGAATGGCGTGGCGACGTTCCACTGTTGGAAGTGTCCTCGTAAAGTGTCCGTCTATGAGTTCCTTAAGAAACTCGGTAGAACAGACCTCGCGAAACGCTCCTATACAGTCAAGCCGAATGAACTTGAGAACTGTCCGAAGATAGGTGATATTCAGGGGGAGACATCGAAGTGGATGAAGGGTGATGCAGAACAGGTGCAGGAAGAAGAATTAAAGCCTGTTACTCTTCCGTTACGGCTGAAACCGCTTGTAGATGATGAGTACCTGAATAATCGTGGGTTCCGACCTGAACACTATGCGGAGTTCGAGCCATCCTATACTAATACACCGTTGGAAGCGAAGTTGAAGAACTTCATCATCTTTAAGATGAAAGTCAATGGAGTGTGTGTGGCGTGGTGGGCACGCAGTAGGTATTCGAAGGAATGGCACAAAGAAAATCTTGAGGCATACAAGCGTCATGAGGCTGACTTGGTGTTACGTTACAGGAACTCCGAGAACAACTTTCAAGACTTGTTAGGGGGTTGCGATGAGTTGATAGAGGGGAAGACTGAAACAGTCATCATCGTTGAGGGTATCTTTGACAAAGTGAACATCGACAACCTCTTAGGACTTCAACATCTTGACGACATCAAGTGTTGCTTCACGTTCGGGAATAATATCGGTCAAGGACAGATTAACATGATGCTCAAGAAAGGTATCAAGAACGTCATACTCCTGTACGATTTTGGAACTATAAACGAGAGCAAAGAGTCGGCATTAAAGATGAAGGAACTGTTTGACCGTGTGTACGTGACAGCGATTAGGAAGCCAGGAATAGACCCTGGAAACATTGATTTGGAATATCTCGAAGAAGTTTTGAGGGGTGCGGTCGACCCAATTAGCTTCTTTTATAATAAAGTGGAAATAAAAATTTGAGTAATTATGGACAAAGTAAGAGAAGAAACCTGTGAGGACAAAGGACTGCGCCACAGACAGTTTTTGACACGGCTTCAATTGGAGTATCTGACTCACAAATTACGTTCCTCTATATATCGTAATGGAACGTATGCGTCAGTTGCAGCGGATATTGCTAAGAAGAAGCGGTTGAAGATTATTGAGTTGAGTGTGAAATTCAACGTCGACAGTATATTCACTCCTGGATATAATGTGGCGGAGTTCGTCGAAAAGAATTTCTGGGGAAAGAAAGGTCTTCCAGCGTTTCAGTACAAAGACGAAGAACAGAGGAGAGTTCAGGGAAATTATGACCGTTGGTACATTCTTTACAGGGATACCAAAGTTCTGTATAAAGGGACGATAATGGAGGTCGTAAGCAACAATCCTGCTAAGGAGGAAGTCAAAATTCGAGGCTCGAAAGGTGATTTTCTCGTTAAATATAATGACATCACAATTATAAACAATTTTGATTGGTTGTAACATTCATTTTAATCATTTACAAGTATGAAATTGAAAATCGTAAACAAGAGCACAAATGCTCTGCCGGAGTACAAAACTCCAGACAGTTCGGGTATGGACTTGCGTGCCTATCTTCCCGAGGGTTCAATCACGTTGGCTCCGATGGAGCGTAAAATCATTCCTACTGGTTTGTACATGGAAATCGAACAGGGGTACGAGGGTCAGGTGAGACCTCGAAGCGGTTGCGCTGTTAAACAGGGTCTGACCGTAATCAATGCTCCGGGAACCATTGACGCTGACTATCGTGGGGAAGTAGGTGTTCCATTGATTAACCTGTCAACAGAACCACAGACAATCGAAAATGGCGACAGAGTTGCTCAGATTGTCTTCGCTCCGTATGCGAAAGTCGAGGAAATTATCGAAGTTTCTGATGTCAGTGAAATGACTGATACAGAACGAGGTGCGGGAGGTTTTGGTCATTCCGGCAAAAAATAATTTCGATTTTTCGCGAGAAAGTCAAAACTTATTCGAGATATTTACATTATATTTGTACCGAGATAAGTGATAAAACATCACTGAAAATAAAATTTTAACTAATAAAGTAAAAACGATTATGGCAAACAATGCGTTGGCACTTCGTATGAAGTACAGAAAGTTCACTGCTGAACAGTTGAACGAAATCATTGAGAATGAAAACTCAAGTGAATTGGAAGTTAAGGTGGCTCAAGAGTTCCTTGACAAGTTAGGTGGCGAAGCCGAAGAACAACCTGCAAAGGCTGCTCCCGCCAAGAAGTCCGCTCCTAAAAAGGAAGACAAAAAGGTTCCTGCGAAAAAGGCTGCTCCGAAGAAAGAAGAAACCGCTGATGACGACCCAGACCCTGAGGATGGCTCACCTGAAGCAGCAATGAAACGTCAGAACAAACGCAACTCTACCTATCAGTCAGAAGAACAACTGACTCCGGAAGAGGAAGAACGCTTGGCAAAGGCTGAAGCCGAGTACGAGGAACGTCAGAACAACCGCAAGACTCCGTCTAAATCAGACAAGTCTATGAAGGAAAAGAAGTCAGCGAAAGCCGACAAGACTCCTCGTGAAACAAAACGTCAGAACCTCGAAGAATCGGAAGAAATTCCGGGACTGAAAGTAGGTTCGAAAGTTACCCTGAAAGGTGAGGACGCTGTTGGTGAAATCACTCGCCTGTACAAGTCCGGAGACGGAAAAGAAAAGTGTATGGTCAAGTTCGGTGACGACAAGCCTATCAAGAAACGTGTAACAGCGTTGGAACTGGCTGAGGACGCCAAACCTGCACCCGCAAAGAAAACTCCAAAGAAGAAGTAAATGGTTGACGGGGAATCCATAGTATTGGTTAAAGGTATCTCGGGGAGTGGTAAATCTACAAGGGTTTACCTCTTCCTCGAGTTCCTCGAATCATTAGGTATGAAACTCCGCCCATACAAGTTTAAGACACTTGACGGAAAGGAAAAGGAAGTCGGGGTTTACTCCGAGGACTTCAATATGGTTTTCGTTGGGAAATTCTATGAGAATGGCGGTATCCGACGCTGGCAAGGTTACGACAGTATGACGTCGCGACTGTGCAAGGCTGAGGGTTTATCCTACTTCTTGAAGGAAACGTCTAAGGCAGGGCATGGAGTTTTGATTGATGGTGCAGGAACAACTGTATCATGGCGATTGCGTCCCTTGGATTTATGCGGAGAGAGTGAGTTTACGAACATTCTCCATGTCAGGTATGATTACCGTGACGACCAATGGGATGAGTATTGTGCTCGGATAGCATACAGGTCTGGCGAACCTCCTAAGGGGGATTGCATGTGGCGGAAGCACAGAACCTTTATGCACGACTTCGAAAAGGCTCAAAGAGAGGGAAAAGAGGTAAATGAGGCTGGCGGTTGTGTGGTTCTTCACGACCAACCGTATGACGCTCCGGTCTGGGACTTGGGTGTTCATATTTTCAATTTCTTTGGGCTGTCAGAACTATGTGAAGAGTTCGTGGCTTTCTGTGAAGCGTCGGACTACATTGAAAAGAACTCGTTTGAAACATTTGAGAATGGCAAGAAAGGAAAATAATTTCAGTCCGACTCCTAACGATAACTTCCTTCACTATCTATATTGGATGTGCGAGAGAATGAATATCTTTTGGCGAAAGTACAATGGGGAACAGGCTCCATGGACAGATGACGACATATTGAGGAACTTTAAGTTCACCAACGTGTATCGTTGTCTTGACCGTGTGAGTCAATACCTGTTGAGCCGTGTGATTTACAATGGTAAAGAATACGAGCCAGAGGATATGTTCTTTCGCATATTGCTTTTCAAGCATTTCAATAAGAACGAAACGTGGGATTTGTTGGAAAAGGAGTTCGGGGATATCACCTACGAAACAGGCTTGGAAAACATAGCGAAGTTCTTGGATAAGGTAGTTGACAGTGGCGACACGATATACGGTAACGCATACATCGTGAATTGCTTCTTCTATCAGTATCCCCAATATAAGCACATAACAGGTATGAGCAAACATCGTGCTCACTTCCGTATCTTTGAGGACGAAATCTTTCAGAACGGACACCTGTATGACTTCTTAGAGGCGAAGACCTTTGAGGACTTGTATTGGGTTTTCAGGAATATGAAAATATACGGGGACTTCACGGCTCAGCAATATTGCATTGACCTGAATTATTCGCCCCTGTTCAACTTTTCGGAAAACGATTTTGTCATCACTGGTCCAGGGTCGTTGAAAGGTATCGGCTGGACATTTGACGGAGCGTCCGGAAAGCGTTATGACTATGTGGGCACTATCAAGTGGGTTCACGACAACTTTGAAAGGCTGATGGGTGACTTCTGCGAAAAGACAGGTATGAAGTGGAACCCGTTACCGTGGGAGCCTGTTCCTACTCTTACAAATCTTCAGAACTGTTTCTGTGAAACATCGAAGTTTGCAAAGGGATTAGGAGCGTCTTTCAACAAAGGTAGAAATGAACGTATCAAGCACACCTACGAAAAGAGTCCGAAGAAGATTGAGTTCGTCTTCCCTCCGAAGTGGAATGCTGAGTTGCCCAAGCCAGGAGAATTATTAATCGATTAAATCAAGAAAGACTTATGTATTTTCAAGCAGAAAATTTGAGTAGTGCGCTGGTGCTACTTTGTAAGGAGTTGATGGATAAAGGGATTGACGTTACCCGAAGAGGGTTCGAATGTCGTGAGTTCCCTGGAGCCGTCCTCATTGAGATAACTAATCCGACCGACCGCTATGTTCGTGTTCCGGAGCGTAAATGGAACAAAACATTGGGGTGGATTGAGTCCCTGTGGTTGGCTCGTGGGGATAACAGTCTTGAGATGCCTGCTTCCTACGTGAAGAACCTTGTAAACTTTTCAGATGATGGGAAGTTCATGAGAGCGGGATATGGACCCAGAATACGTCGTTACGGGGACAATTTTGATTCGATGGTAACATTGTCCGGAAAGTTACTTCCGCGACAGTATAAGAACGGTAAAGCAGACGAAAACGGTC